CCCTAAAGGTAATACCCCCTCTTTCAGGAAAGTTGCCAAAACGTCTATCTACATGTATGGGCGTTAACAGTTCTTTAGAACTTATTCAGTTCCGGAGCAATTACCCCTTTGGAACGAACGGAAGCACAAGAAGCAGCTGGCTAAAAGACGAAAATACGTCATTGATATTAGCACGACCTTTATGACGGCCGTAGCTGCAGCGTTCCCGGATGGAATGATCATATCCAAATCGGGAGGTCGCCGGGCCTATATAGCCCTTCTTGAGACTAACCTCTGGTTGAGAAATGCTTGCTACTCCTAGGATCCATAGGTTGCCATGGATCTCCTCCGAAAATTCTCCAATATCTGTAGACAAGCTGTTTTCGAGGACAAAACATCCGTACTTTACAAACAAGTACCGAAAATTCTTCAACCACTATACTCTTGGGCCAATTCAGAACAGAAATTGCAACTCTCCTTTATGGGGAGGGCACTGCCTTTAGGGTATAGGGAATCTGACGCACTTACGAAACACATGAAGGCATACAGTGAAGAGCCTCATGTTGACGAACAGATACTGTCAGATTTACGAGGTTTTGTGGAATCTTCTCTACTCAAGGGAGAGAAGCTCCACCCGTCGTTCCTACCTAAAATATCTTCCCTCAGTTCCAGCATCGAATCTAACAGATCGGAAAATGGACAAGCCGGGTACATAGAGTACCTCATAAATCAATACCGTTATCCATTTATTCTCCGGATCCGTTAGAAAATTCTGCCGAACCCACCTCCTGTCGTACATTCATCTGGAGGAATCATGCCACAAAAAGTGGTCAACCTGAACCTAGGACCAAGACTGGGTATGTCACCCAGCTTGCTAGCCGTCAAACGGAAACATCCTATGTCAGTGAAAATGTACGAAATGATGTGGACTCATCCTAATGTCCTTAAGGGACTCACCCTTGCAGACTAATAGGCGATAGTTAAATTCATGGCGCGTCGGTACAGACACGATTACGTATAATACATGTCTTGGACCATGGACGTTCAAGAAAATCTCGCGACCTATGAATAACTATCTGAGCTGGAGGAATATAGCCTGGCTGAAGATTATGAACTCTATAAAAACCCCACGACCAACGTTCAACGGGGGTTCGTCGAATCACAATATCGACTAAAAGCAGGTCATAATCATTCATGCCTTTTCGAAAGGTTGAGCCTTCCAAATCCTCTATTAACCAATAGGACCTCGGAACCTATTCCTGAGGAAATCCTATCGGCCGACGACTTCGCTATCTTAAATGGAGAGGAGATGAAGATTCTTTAACCTTCCGAACAAGCACACTACAGGAAGACCCTGATGATCCGAAGGATCCTTATCTAGGACTTGCGTGAGTATAAGACTCTAACTAACTCTGATATGTACCAGAAATTCCAATAGGAGAAACGGTGGTTAGAGATCAAGAATGATAAAACCATAGATAAGAAAACGGGTCTCACTCCGTACCAACTTAGTCTTCAGGATGCGGAAAAGCATTTTGCTGAACACGAATAAGATCCACAGTTCTCAGAAACCACATTAGATGATAAAGCGTGGATCCTAGCGACAGAACTAAGTTGTAGGTACAAGGAGCGTTTCGGGGAATACAAGACTATTATTGATGAGCAGGCCATAAATATGCAACTCCAACGGCTATCCTATTCGGGAGAAAACCGAAAAATGGAAGTTCCGTGGGTGTTCCCTCATCAAGTCTTGTCTTTACCCGAGCGGGGTGGCAAACACAGAATTGTTACCAAATCACCCGCCTCTTTACTTGGGCTCCTCCACACGTACCGTTAACCGGTCTTGGAGCTACTAAAGAGAAAGGTTCCTGAAATGCGTAGTGTACTTGAAGGCGATAGGTAGGGGGCTATAGAATAATTGTTCAGACCCGGTAAGAAACACACTCTTACCGGCGACCGTGTTGTAGTTTCGACTGACTTAACCGCCGCCTCTGACAGAATACCCCACTGTATTGCCAAGGTCATATGGGAAACCATCCTTGACAATATGGGTGTCATTGGCGTTGAGAGAGAGCTTGTACTAGACTCTCTCGGACCTCAATATCTGGTATACGACGACGAGTAGATTATTTCTTCAAACGGCATATTCATGGGATGTCCACTAACATGGATCACCCTATCCATTCTACACGTCTTTTGGGCTCGAAAGGCCCGTGAGCAGTATATCAACGAACTTCCCAAGTTCGTCCGCCTTCATGTGGCGAAGGTCCAACCCGGCATTTTAAGTCAGCCATTTGCAATCTGTGGAGACGACCTCATCGGTATCTTCACTAAATCGTATTACAAGAAATACGAATAATTAGTGAAGCGCTCCAACGGTTAATTCTCAGCAGGAAAACACTTTGTATCAGGAAAATACGGCGTTTTTACTGAGAAAATCTTCCAGGTTAGGAAGGTCCGTGAACATTTACCCATTAAGTATAAGGACATATCAACATTCCCTGACTTCTTACTCCACCACGGTGGAGGTTAGTCCTTACTTAAATGCAATGTTCCAGATTGCGAGTCCTGCGAAGCGGTCTTATACTCCTAGAGCCACCATCGAGACATACGTCGAATTAGGTTTGAGGCAAAATTCCCATGGGAATTTACCTAACGGTAGGTCTAGGGTTTCTATAAGACCAAAGTTCTAACATCTGGCGTAACCATTGTTACCCGGTTAGAAAAATTCGCCAAGGTCTTCCCGATTAAATCCATTGTAGGCAAGCCTGAATGGACTGATAATTATGCAATGGGCTCAAACCCAGAAATCAATCGGGACACACCATGGTGGATGGTCATCGGGCCATCCATCTCCGGACTCATAAAGGAGTTTCCTGAAAGGAGGAATCTAATATGCAGATTGTTTTACAAATTAAATCCTGGGATCGTCAGTTACGCGCGATCGAAAGGATTTATACCATTCCTTCCTTATTCCCTCGGGGGCTTTGGGCTCCCCACCAACCGTCGAAAGGTTGGTCTCAATAGGGATGTTCCTAAGGCTCTTCGTAGGGGAGTACTGTGCCAGTGTCTAAGACCAGCACATGATTTTGTTCTTAACCCTATATGGACAACTCTATGGAAAAGAGCTGCCCGGAACTCAGGTCTCCGAAAACTACAACACTCGATAGCCACCTTCCGAAATTCGGAATCGACGCGATAAGAGAAGGACTAAGAATAGTCCGACTTGCTAGCTGCTTCAGTACCGATCCCCCTTATCCATAGGGGACGAACTCCAGGAAACATGGTTCCTCTGGAGAGCACAGTCTAGCAATATGGTCAAATCGCAGTCGACCGAATTGCTGATCACTTAATTTATACAGGCTAAGCATAACATGGTCAGCAATACCGGGGTGTTGGCCCATACCAAATGGCAAGACAAATAAGATTAGCTCTATTCCGACTTGGTACGGGGTTTCCGCGTCTAAACAACGGAAATCTCTCCATTCACGCCCTACTTAGGCGATAATAGACATGGAGACGACACTATCGTGTGTCAATTCATTCTATAGCTATTGCTCCGGAATCGAGTTAATTCACCCATACACTCTTGGCACCTCATGGTAGACAAGGATCTGCTTTTCAGCAAACCCGAGCGCCTATCTACATGGGTCCGCGACATCACTAGACAGATAACTTATTACATTACCTATCAATGCTGTCTGCGTGGGGTCACCAGAGTGGTGGTGTAGCGAGAGGATCACTCTTC